GTGCGCCGCTGCGGGACCGACCACGCCACGCACGCAGCCCGTAAGATCGTTTGTGCTTTTGCCCGTATAGGTAATCACCTCGGTGCCGATTTTGATCGCGCCCGAACTGGGAAACGACGACGCATCTGCAAGCGTGATGGTTGTCTGATCTGCGGCCTCGTCACCAGCGAGCGTGCTGGTCACGCCTGTAAAGGTCAGCGAGCTGTCAACAAAGATTGCGTTGTTGACGTCAGTGCCAAAATCAAAGTCTCTAATAAACTCTACATATCTTTTGGTCGCGCCATTGATTGTGCGCTTGACCGCGACCCACACCTGATCTTCATCAAGGTCGCCCGGTATGGAAGCAATGCTCTCCACGATTGCGTTACCTGTACCAAACACGCCGCCGATGATCTGACGTGACCAGCCGATCACCTGCTCCTCGCGCTTGTACGTCATACACGCCAGCTGACCGTCGCCGCGACGGGTCCACAAGATAGAGTCCGGCTCTTGCTGGTAGGCCAACTCCTCCAGACCGTTCTCCGTGATATGCTCAGAGATGAGCGCGACGTCCGGTGCAATATAGCCGTCAACGTCAAAATTAAACTGCAGCTCCAGCACCTTGCGTTTGGCGCGCTGCACAAACAGCACCGCGTTGCCTGCCTGCATGGGCGTCATGTCCGCAGCACCGTGCGATGTTTGTTGCTTGATCTGTATGTTAGTCGGGGTAATCGCTTCGTCAGCGCCCGACGCCCTCACTACAAACTCGCCCCCAGATGTTCCCACAATCAGGTTTCGCGTTGATGCTAAAAACCTGATGACGTTTACGGTGTTAGAACCGATTGTGTAGACCATGCCGTCATCGGCTGCGGTCCCGCTCTCGAAGTTTTCAAAGTCGCCGCCTTGGCTAAAAAAAAGCGTCTGCGGCTGCTCAGACGTGCCAGCAAATACAAGGCGCTGCTCGTAAAACGCAACCGCGCGCGGAAAGCCGGTCGTTTTACTAAAGGCACCCAGTGACCACTCGTCAGTCGCAACCAGCTTGCCCTGTATTGTGTGGCCGCTGTCTGCTGCCTCTGTGGCAAGATCAGCGCCGGGTGCCAAGGTGATGACGCTGTCAGTCACATCGACGACCAAAAAGCCGGTGGAGTTATTGTTCGAAGTTGTACCGCTGATGATGATTGTCTGGCCTATCTTAAACCCTTCATCGATAAACGCGGCTGCGGTGTCTTCAATGCGGTCGTTGTGCTCTAGTCCCGTGGCGTCCGGGTCGCCTTCATGAAACGAAATTGTCGAAGCGGTGTAGCTAGGCAGGATCTCTGCGCGGCCGTCCTCCAGTTCCTGCGCCGTGCCGTCTACCACTGTTGCCGACGTAAACGCTGTTATCTTGATAAAACCGGCCTCGATCTTGACCAAGCGCCCAACATCGTCAGCAGTAAACAGACTCGCGCTTGCTGTCAGTCTGATCGTGCCGTCGCGGCTGTCAGGCGTCAGCGTGGTGGTTGTGATGTTCTGATCGAGAAATGGACCGCGCTGTGTTGTCACCTCGGTGAAGGTCCACGCCGTGTGGCTGGTGCGCGTGATCTTATAGATAGGATGATTAGGGCTGACGACGTACATGACATCCGCAGCCTGGGCAAACTTCAGCCCCGCCAGATCTGATGCAGTATAAACAGTCGTCACTTCAACCGCTGACCCACCGGATTCGACCTGGCCGCCGTCGCGATAGATACGAAAGTAAGTAGGACCAAACTCAAGAACATACGCCTGTTCGACATTGAACTCGAACGGTATGAGCCGCACAGCATTGGAGCTGTTTTTGACCTCAGACACAAACCGCGTGCCAGGCCGACGTGACAAACCGCCATGCGGCTGGACTAGAAAGTTTTCGACCGTCTCGGCACCGTTATCATATTTGCTGATGTCAGTGCGCCCAAACAGCTTGGGCGTTATTTCACCCGCCGTAAAGTTTGCAAACGCTTTGCTTACTTTTGGCACTAGAACCTCGAAGCAATCAGCACGTCAGACTCGGCATAACTTGCGCGATCAATGTTGACCGTGTTCGCAGGCGTGCCTTCGGTTGCGTCTACAAACCGCGCCTCGGATAGTTTGTTTTCATACGTTGCCATAAGCATCTGCGAGAGACTGGCGCTGTTCACGAGGGCATACGATATGTCGGCGGCAAGCCGTGACGCGATGGACTCAATCAGGAGCTGGTCATATTCGTTAGGGTCTGTGATACGTGCGACATAAATCATCTTGAATGGTGTCGTGCTGCTAATGATTTTGCGGCCTTCTACTCTAAACACTGTGTCTGGGTCTTCTGGCCGCAACACGCGGAGACAGTAGGGATCTGTCGGCAATGTGTGCTGATGGTCAAACTCAAACGCTGGCGTGTCGCTGTCGGCAGCAAGGCTGGTGCGCACGATCAGGCAGTTCCACGGATGCGCGCGCATGACGGCATCGCGGACAAACTCAAACCGCTGATTGCACACGCGCGCCGCGCGGCTGTCTTCTGTCAGCGAGATGATGTTGCTCGCGCCGATCATGTTTAGCGCAGAGTTACAAATGTCTACGTTTGATGCCATCTCAAAATCCTTTGAAAAGAAAGGGGGGACCGAAGCCCCCCCAATCAATCAGTCAACGATGTACGTGATCTTGAACGACAGATCGCCAGCAGTGTCGCCAGCAGCGTCGAACGTCAAACCAACAAAGTAATGAGTATTCGGATCTGTGCTGTCGCCAGCGTCCTCGAATACCTTTTGACCCATCTTATTGATGTCTCGCGCCTCAAAGGCGACCTCGGTGCCTGCACCGGCTACGGCTGCACGCAGGTCGGTGATCGCACTTGCGTAGCAATCATCGTCCTTGGCAGTGACTTCGCCGTCTGAGGTGAAGAGGCCCACATCACAGGTGTTTGTGGTGCCGCTATCGAGATCGTCGTTATAAAGCACGATGCTTACCACCGCCGCATTCGTAGGGATGGGGGCAAGCATTACCGTGTCACTCGCCGAAAGATCACCAGCAGCAAGCGCAATCGTACCGCAAGCGATACGCATCGAGCCGTGGAGCTGATGGACTGGGCTGAAGACTTGAGGGTCTGCAACATGATTTGCAGCGAGAGTTTGATTAACGTTAGCCATTTTTCAATCCCTCCCTTACTCGTTGCACGCGATTTCAACGACTTTGTCTTCTTCCATTCGGGTGGCCCCGAAGGTCGCGCAGTAATACACCTGCGTGGAGTAGGACTTGTCGCTGCGTTCATCGATACGAGCCATTATGTCCTTACCGATTGCAAGTTTGATGCCGTCTTGCGCAAATGCGTAGCAAAGGCGCGAAGGCGTGCTGTCTACTTTCAAACGGTTCGATACTATAAACTCGAATCCAACAAACGTATTTATGTCACCTTGGACCAACGCCTTGACGGTGTTGAAGTCCGAAGAAGTAACAGTGGTCGAATTGAGCAGGTCTTCAATCTGCTCAGGCGATACTACAATAAATCGCTTGATCGATGGATCGACTGAATTGGCGTCAAGCAGCTTCTTAGCGTTCACCAATTTAGCAATGGTCAAGCCACCTGACCCATGTGCGATTTTCTGGGTTGAAGGGAACGAGGTTGAAGTCGATCCTTCCTTGCCAGTCTTTGCAGTTCCGCCGAGTGCGTCGATGACGGCATCGTCCATTGCACGACCAATCGCCGCCGCTGCCGCACGGGCATACGAGGACGTTGGGTCAATAAGCATGCGGACTTTGTCAGCATCGTCGATAAGATCTGCCCACTCATAAGAAGTGAGGCTGACCATACGCCGAGAGTGCTTGCAGTTATGACGGGCGCTAACCGTCTCTCCGATTCCTCGAAGTGTCGGACCATATTACCATCTCAAAGAGATGCGCTGCGCTTCGGGGCGGCTTCGCCCCTACTCCTTTCGGATGGCCTCTGAACCTTCCGCTGTTGCGGCTTGGCTGCTGATTACCCGTTCTGGGCTTCCAGCAATTCACAGCGTTTTCATGCAACGTCGCCGCTGCATGGCCCCACAATTAAGGCGTCTCGACAAGCGGTGTATCCCCGTGCCGACTGGTACGGGCTACTGCCGCCGCTTCTCCGATTTGATCGAAGAAGGCTTTTTCGCCGGTGACGCTTTCGACGTCAACGGCCCCTCTCAGCAAAGATCCCATTTGCTGAGAGAGCATAGAGACGTTCGCACTAAACTGATTGACGAACGCCGTATTCACTTGAGTACTCATGACTCAATGCTCCTACAGTTGATGTTGAGATGTTTGCGTGGGTTATCAGGCTTGCGCCTGGCTCACTGTCGGTTAGGCCGACTGGTCCGCCTTTCTCACAGGCTTGCGCCGCTGGGCCGACTTAGGCTTATCAGCGGGTTTTACAAACGACACATAACTCTCTGCGAGAGCGACTGGATCGTTTATTGTACGCGCGCTGCCAAACTCCACGGCAAGGCGCAAACATTCAAGGCGCAGTTCTTCATTCTCCATGTAACTGTTCCCGTAATCTCAAAACCTCATTGACCACACGATCATGGTCGGGGTGCATTCGCTCCCAGTACGGCGAGTTTTTCGCCGTCATCTCTGACATGCGCGACTGCAAGTCCTCATCGCTCAGACCGGGGCGGCTGTCTCTGCCTGCCAGTCCATCCTCACTAATCTGCTCGGCAACATAGTCGCTGATGTTGACCATGAGCCGCACCAGCTCGGGGTTGTCTCCAAGCAGGCTACCATCGGCAAGCTGTATCTCTGTCAGGTCTGGCGCATCAAACTCGCGAAGCAGCTCATTCGCGCGGACCATCTTGTCATCAAACTCGCCGCCATATTCCTGCCGCAGTTCAGACTCAATATTCTCGCGGTGGGTCTCCATCGCTTCCTCAGACATGACCGTCGCCTGGCCTGCAAACTCGTCGTAGGCTTGTGCGAGTCTTTGCGCCTGTCGATCAGACAGTCCTGACTGATACGCTGCCTCTCGGAACCAATCCGCCATATCGCCCGACATGTCGCCGAGATCATAGTCGCCAGCCTCTGCCGGTCGGCCCAGTTTGTTGTAAACCAGATCCCAGTCTTCCTCGGTCGCCCAGCTGCCGGGTATCGCCAGCTTTTCAGCGCCGACCATCTTCTGCGCGTTAATGTAACTTTTTGCCATCGCATCGATTGAACCAATATGCTGCAGCGATGCGTCGGCTCGCAAATCTTCAGAGATCATTGATCTCCAGTCTTCTCCTCCAGACGGGGTTTCCGCTTCCGCGACCTCCGCTACCTGTTCGTCAGACATGTTGAATTACTCCTTCGGTTGTTGTTCCTTGATAAAGTTGTGAAGAAACAGCACCACATCGCGCTGCCCCTCTCTAAACGCCGTCTCGTCCGAGTTGGGCGTGTAGCTCGATTTCCACAGACCAAAGCGCGCGCTCAGATCCTCCAGCACTTTTTCGCCGTCTTCGCTCATCAGAACGGTGCGGTAAAGCTGGCGAAGTTCTTTCGGCGTCATGCGGCGCCTTCAATCAGTTCCTGACCGATTTCTGTTTCATCTACCGCGCGCAGTGCCGGTGCGGCTTCGCCTGCCGCGCTGGCTACCTGCTGTGCGGCCATCAGCTCCTGCTCTTGCTGCATGGCAGCGGCGCGGTTCTCGCGGATGCCTGATACTTCGCCTTCACCACGCACCACGGTCGCAGGCGTGCCGGTGACCTTGATGATGTGCTTGGCGAGGCCGTCCATGTCGAGATAATCGGCCACGCCTTGATCAAGCTGCATCAGCGGCATTAAGAACTCAATCATCTGCAGGATACCCTGCACGTCACCGGTGCGCTGTGCCTTGGCCAACGGTGACACATATTCGATGTCAATGTTGCCGTCGCGCAGCATGGGCGGTGCGGCAGCGAACGCCTTCTGCCGTGACAAGATTGCGAAGCAGCGGCCGATCAGCGGCTGCAGCAACTCGGCCTGCAGGCGTCCCAGAACTGGTCCAAGCAAACGCATTTTTTCTTCCGTTCTTTGCACAACCTCTGTGGCTGTCATCTGCGGCCCGGTGCCGAGTATTAGTTGGTCAACGTAGAACGCCGCGCGGATTGCCTGGCGGCGCTGTTCAAGCTGCATCTCACCCAGCGGGTTGTTAGCGCCGATGTTGAGCGGCTCGATCCGGTCTCTGGTGCCTGACCTGTAAAAGTTCAGACCGCCCGGCGTCGTTCTGACCGGCAGCATGAAGCCGTCGTCCGGCACCATCAGCGGCGGGTGTATCTGCAGCTGTGATGCCCTGATGACGATCTCGGACATCTTGTTGACCATCTTCGTGTCGGGCAGCGCCGTCATTGCTGGCGAGCGACCGTAGCCGATCTCAAACGATGCCTTTAGAAATCTTGGCACGCAGTACGGAAACTCGTCGTAACCGCTTTCGCCAATGATCATCTTCTCGCCGGGGTCCAGATAGATGCTTGCAAACGGTTTGTTGACCGCGTTGCGTTTGCGCCGGTCACGATCTTCGCGCGGCATAACGACGTGCAGCAGTTCAATCTCTGCGTAAGGATCATCTGTGTTCAGCTTGGATATGCGTTGTGTGACCTGTTGCTCACCAAACTGCCGCACGGCGGCGCGCGCCGTGGTCTTGTACTTTCTGAAGACCGTATCAACGCGCCCCTGTTCATCTTCCGATACATACACCTCGGCTATGTGCCGGGTGCTGAACCGGAAACCATCATCGTCATCGTTCTCAATAAAGATCACGCCGGTGCCAAACGTGACCAGATCCGAGTAAAGTTCGTGGATCTGCTCCTGGAAGTTTGAGCGCGCTAAATGCTGATACATGACATCGGTCGCGCCTTCGAGCCATTCCTTGGCCTCGTCGTCACCATTCAGCTCGTCGTTTTCGTAGCGCAGATCAAACCACGGAGTCGCCGCGTTCGTCAGCATACCGTGCAGGCTGGCAGACATCAGCTCGGCCGCATGGATCGCGGTGCCGTCAAAGATCAACTCGGTGCGTTTATCACCACCGGTTCTCTTCTTCGTGATGTCAGCCTTGCGTGGGCAAACGTAATCACCCAGCTCCTGCCAATGCGATTCCCAGTGGCTGCGATTAGTCTGCAGCGTCTGGTATCGCTTCATTAACGCTGACGCGCGCGGATCATCCATATTACTGCCCCAGCAGTGTCTTCTTCGTGGTTGGCGCCTCGGTCGTCAGACCCATGCCGCCTGTGACATTGGCCTGGCGGAGACCACGCTTGCGGCGTGCCTGACGTTCAACGCGCTTCGATTCCTTGGCCTCTTTCGGCTTGATCGGCGGGTCAGGCGGAACGGGCGGAATGGGCGGCGGGGGCGGTGGCTTGGGCGGTTCAGGGGCGAAAAAACTCACAGTCTGGCTCCTTCATATTTGTAGGGGTCATAGCTCATCACCGCATCGCGCTGCGGTGGCTTGCCGT